CGCATCTCCATCTTCATTACTTAAAATAATACCTTTTTTAAACTTGTTTTCATTATTAAACTCATTATCTAAATCAGTTCTTGCTAATAAGTTAATGGTTTCTTGTAAATTAGTGATATTAGATATAGTGTGAGTATGTGCTGTTGGTGTAAAGGTTGTTGGTTTGTTGGGAATACCATACCAGTCAGCATTTTGTAGCAAAACGCTTTCAAAATCACTACCAGTTTTTTTATATAATTGTATTTTAATATCTGCCATAAAATTATATCTCCAATCTTATGACTTTAATACAGCGACAATACAACCCTCCGCTACATCAGCAACTGGTGGTAAAGCTGCATAATATCTTAATCCACCCCACCAATCTATAGCTTGTTTTGTTTTCTTTGGTGTCATGGCTAAAGTATCATTTGTATCTACTTGCATTTCAGCTGTTGTTGCTATTTCAATAAACCCACTAACTGCTTCACTTGCATTCCTCATTTCTTTAGCTGTAACATGTCCTTGTGCGTTTACTGTGAAATAATTGCCACTTCCGGCTGTTACTCCACTTTCATGGTGTAATGCTGTAATTAGTCCTGTTAATTGTGCGTATAATGTAGATGCTTTAACTGCATTATGATTATTCACATCAATTTCAGTCGCCCATTTTACTACACCATGATTTGTATCACTTGCAAAAGGATATGTATTGTTTACTACATCTATTTTTAATGTTAATTTAGCATTATCAATTCCAGTCTTTTCTAAAAATGTTGTAGTTGAAATAACCATCCAATCGCCAGCTTCTAAATCTAAATAAGTATAATTACCACTTGTTAGAATATCATCAGCACTTACTGTTGTTAAGTTAAAATCTACATCTACTGGTCCTATTGTTCCACCTGCATTGATTTGAAAATTACTCATTTGCACTGTCATTGTATTTGGTGCTATGAAATAATTACCTCTTATTTGGTAAAATGCATCACTTACAAATTGCGTGAAATTATATAAGCTCCAAAAACTTTCAAATGTCGTTTGGCTTGGGAAGTTATCATTATCAAATGCAATTCCACCACCATATCTCATTCCACCAGTAATCCAAAGTGGTAATAATGCTGTGTTAATAACACTATCACTATTTAATAACCCCTCTACTGAGTTAATATCAGTTTCCACAAGCAGCCTATCAAAACCATTACTTGCATTTTTCTTATGTAATTCTACTCTAATATCAGCCATTATTTTTTAACCTCTTTCCCTTTTTCTCTTTGTGTTTTGTTTTGCCTATATAAATTAAAATCTTCCCATATTTCATTTCTTGAAAAATTATTTCTTTCTAATAATGCTTGTTGGTCTTTTAGATTATAAGCAAATATATCAGTCATAGATAAAAACTTCCTTTCTAAAAATGCTATATCAGCTTTTAACTGTTCGTTTTCTTCTTTTAATTCTTCAACATCTTCAGTTTTTATCTTAACTTCTAAATCAATAATCTTTTTGTTTAGATCATTGATTTTGTCTTGTGTTTTTACTAAATCATTTGTAAGTTTAGTAATCTCTTCATCTTTCGCATCAACTGCACTTGCTAAATGATATTGATTATTTATAATCTCTATCAATTCTTTTTTGGTTTTATTTTCCAAATTTTTTAAATTCATTTCTTTAATACCTCTTTTCTTTTTTATTTTTCTTTGATATATAAAGGTGCTTTTTCAATGGAATCATCGTGTCTTACATAAATAACATCACCAGCTACATCACTTTCTTTTATATCTTCAAGTTCTCTTTTAATTTGCTCTAACTCCTCTATTAAAAAACTTAAAGTATCATTTCCAGTTGCTACTGCCTCATATATTGCAACTACCATATTTATCGGTCTTGAGAAAATAAGTTCATTATCAAAATACTTCTCATACCTTATTGTGATTTGTAATGCTCCAGCTATAGCTGTTAGCTCTTCAATATCAAGTATGAATTCTCTATACTTAATACCATTTTCATCTTCTACTAATGCTACATTAAACCCACCAATAACCATATTGTCTGCTCTCTTAAATGAGATATTAACAACATAATCAGCACTATCATTTACATAATAAAACTTTAATTTCTTAACACCAATTTCAGTAGCTATAATTAGCTTATCATCTGGCTCATCTATTTTGTCAATGATATTGAAATTACTATCTATTCTTATAATCATAAAATCACCTAATTTTTATTGGAAGTAAATAACCAGATCATGTGTATCAGCATAGCCATCTTCATACCATTCAACCCAAAGTTTAGTGTTTCCATTGCCTTTATAAACTCTTGAGTCAGTAGCATCATAACCTAATTTAACTGCTTGACTTACACCACTTCCTATTTCACTTAAAGGTATAATTTTCGTATTTAATACTGAGTGAGTTGTTTTATTTTTTGGAATAGGCGTGATATAAACAACTTGAGCTGTTGCTGGAATATCTGGTGCTACACTCGGTTCTGGACTATTTATTGGAATTGCTAAAGCTTTAGCTCCATAAGTTAATCCACCACCTAAAGCTTGTTGATCTACATATCTCATCATAGCATTAATTACACTTGATCTCGGCGTGTAAAAGCTTACTGCATCATAGATATGAAAGACTATCATACCATTAATTCTTTGTTTAATCTTTCTTAAATTACTGTCAAACTTACTATAAACTATACTGATTTGTATCGCACCATTAAGCTGTGTCACATCATCATATAAAGTTAGTTTCTTTCCCCAATATAGATTACCATTTAGATCTATTTGGTTAGCTAACTTTTCTAAAATAACATCACCCACAATTAAGCCATCTGGTCTTTTAATGTTCGCATAAGTTTCATATTCGCTTGCTTCTACATTGTCAAAATCAGCTAAAATATAAATCTCAATACCACTTGAGCCAGCTGGGAAATCAAATAAGTTCTTTTCCTTAATCTTCCCATATTGATTAAATACAATATAGTTATGTTGTTCTTTATCTAATACAATATTTGGCATATAAACCCCCTTAATACCTTAATGTTTTCTTATCGTGAAAATTATTATTAAATCCCAATACTAATCTTCTATCATTTCCAATGCATATTGCAAAGCTTTTATAATTTGCTACATCTTCATCTAAACCAGTGATTTCTATTAAACCAGCATCAGTTATAGTTGCGTTAAATTGTTCTAACCCTTTCGCAAATCTATCACCATCTCTATAATCTAATGTCTTACTTGCATAAATCTTAAAATTACTATTTGACCTACCTACTAAATTAAATACATTGATAAACTCTGGACCAATTATTACTTCTTCACTACTTAAAAACTCTAATTGATAAGTAAAAGTAATGTGTTCTAACCTGTCTTTTTGCACTTTTAATAGTAAATTATTACTCTTATAATCATAATAATCAGCTATATCATTTGCTCTAACCTTTGGTAAGTTCTCTAAATGTTCCATTAAATCGGCTAAATCGGTTGTTGAATAGTTAGGTTCATCATAGTTATTACTTAAAAATTGTATAGATATATTTTCTGCCTCGCCATTACTATCTACATAAGAGTTAAACCCTACCTTAAAACCACCTAATGTTGAAACATCTTTCGTATAACCTGCACTATAATTATCTAAAAACCCAAAGTTATAGATAACGCTATTTTTTACCTTTACTGGTGTTATATTATAAATAAAATGCACCCCATTAGCAAATAAATAACCATTTAGCTTTGGTGGTTCTAATCTATGAATTAAACTATTCTTTAATAGTGTTGTTAGTTGATTTAAGTTAAATAATGTATTAGTTCCATAATTAGTATTTGTTAGGTTAAACACTACTTTATCATGCACTAATATATCACGTGTGATTGTTTTATCTATTGGGTTCTTAAAGATTTGTCTTTCCCTTGATAATTTCTCTGGTATTTCTGGAATATAATCAGCTTCTAAAACAATATGATCTTTAACATGTTCTTTATAAAACCCTTTTTCTCGTTCAATAACAGTATAAAGTTTATTCTCATACCAAAATCTATCACCAACTAAAATCTCATTTAAGTCTTGAAAATAATTAGCCACTAATATATCAGCTTCTAATCTCTTATTACCTTGACTTTTTGTGATATTAAACATTTTATCTGCAAATCTATCACTGTCAATTAAGCTTTCATTTGGACTTACTAATATAGTTCCTAAATCATTATTAGCTTTAGTAAACTTATAATGTTGGTCCATATAGGCATAGTATTTAGCTCTAAATAAAAAGTTTTGATAGTTCCAGATATCAGTTTCTAACTCATTACCGTTTTTATCGATAATCTTATAATTTAAGACATCATATTCCCCCATAAATGAGCTGTCTTGCATTAAAGCTACTTGCCTTGCTAAAAATGCATTATGTGTTCTATTTTCTATCTTTATTCCAATTACAGTTCCAACATCTTCCAAACAATACATATATTTTTCTTTTCTCTTATATGGTATTTTATATCTTTGGTCGCTTTCATTTGTTAAGTTATAAATATCTTCTTCTACAAAACTATCAGTTAAATCTAATACTTCATACCTTTGCACTATCATTGTGTCATATTGTAATGGATCACTATGTGATAAAGTCCATTTTACTTTTACTAACACTTCAAACTTTTCCATATGTTCGATAGGTTTATCAAAACAATAATAATAATCTTGACTTGTTAATATATCAGCTTCTTTTGGCTTAAACACTCGCCAATTATCTTGAATAGGACTTTGCGTTATTACCTCATTTACATAAGTTTCATAAGTATTTGCTATACCATTAGCACTTTCTATTTCTTTAAGCCCTTTTAATGTAAAATGCTCTAATAGGTTAATATCTTTAATAGCTTTATTTTCATAAGATAATAGCTTGTAATCTAAATAAATAATACCATTTTCTTTTTTTAATACTTTTATTCTTGCATTTTTAAGTAAAAGTAAATCATCTAATACTTCTCTTAACAATACTGGTTTATTATAAACAAAATCTTCCCCAGTTGTATTTGCTATTAAACTTGCTAAATTACTTGATACATTAAACTTACTTTGAGGGTTCACACCTCTTTTAATAATGGCTTTGTCTAACACTTTGGAAAAGATTTGTTGAAGTGTGTTCGTGCTATTTGTAAACGCACAAGGAGGCAGTGTTATTCTTTCTAATATCTTAGTAGGTTCTACCAAAATAGCAGTTATTTTCCAATAATATGGATGCATCTTGGTAAATAACTCTCTTTCTAAATGCCACACTAAAAAAGGTGTTTTATCTCTAAATGTTCCCTCAACTTCTCGTTGTATCTCTATAATATCATTTACTTTTAACAAGTTTTTATTATTATGACTAACTAAAAATATAACTATCTTGTTCTCTAATTCATCTGTGATAGTTTCCTTAAATGTAAAACCACTTTCTAACTTGATTCTATCGTTAGCTTGTTCTACACCATTTATTAGTATTTTAATTTCTACCATATTAAACTACCACCCTTTTATTGTTGTTATTCCAACCCTCTCTTGCATCATTGATGCTCTTGTTTTGCTCTTATTTAGTCTTATTGAAGTTGTTGCTATTTTAGTTGCATATTTTACACCCACTGCAGCTACTCCAAGCCAGCCACCTTTTGCTATCATAAATATATCGCCAGCTATACCAGTTATATCTTCTATTGCCTCTTGTCCTACATAATCGCCAGTTAGTTCCCCATAATTTGATAAGCTATATTTAACTGCATCAGTTCCTACCTTAAATGCTAACATTTGAGCTACATTTTGCGTTGTTGATTGCTTTTTATTTATTTTCCCCTCTTGAGAAGATAAATTACCTTGTGGCGAATAACTGGTCTCTTCATAAGCACCAGAGCCACCATCTTTTGTTAATCTTATTACATATGTTTTTTCATTGGCCATATTAAATACCTCTAATTTTCAATATCGATAGCTGTTAAAACAAAGCTTACAATGTTGTCATTATTTGCACTATCTTTTTCTATTTGTATATTGGCTATATTGCATAATAAAGTATATTCAATAGGACTTGAAGTTAAAGGGTTATAAACCACTTTATAAATCGGTTTCCAAACATAAGGTGTAACACCATCTTCAAACATAACCATATGATAATAATTCATATCTAAAAACTTTCTTGAAACATTACTATTAGTTAGTAAAAACCTACCACTAAAAGTTATGATTGCACTTTCATTAAATGATATTGCAGCTGGTGTATTGATTGGGTTAAATGCCACTTGTTGCATTTGATATGTTCCGCTTGGATCTATAATATCTACAATCTCATCATCTATGTAATGTAAGCTACCAATAATAGTTCCTTTTGAATAGCTTAAAACACCAGTCATTATTAGACTTGTCCTTGATTCAGTTCCTATTTGCTGATAAGGGTTCATAATCATTGGTGTTTGATAGTTATGCCATACATTATAATCACTTGCTACATAAACATCATTTTCCAACACTTCTACATTTTCTAATATAGTTATTTTTTTAGAGTATTCAGTAAATAGGTTATATAAAACTTGATATGTCTTATCAAAGTTATCACTTTCACTTAAAGCTGTGATTGTTAAAGTCTGGTTTATTCTATCTTGTGTGTTTACTTGTTTACTTCCACTACCAAACTTTACATACACTCTAATTTCGGTTTTAAGAGGTTTGATTTGTGGGCTTTGTGTTGATTCATCTATTACCTTTAAATCATAACCAGAGGGCAAATAACCACTTAATTCTTGTTCTAACCACTCGATATATCGTTTCTTAAAGTTCACGCAAATACACCACCTTATATTTTGTAGCTAAATAGCTAACAACTCCAGTCATTAAAATGCTTGTTCTACTTTCAGTTCCTATTTGTTGATAAGGTTTAGTTGTAGCTGGTGTTGAGTATTTATGCCAAACATTAAAATCATATTCTTTATATTCATCTTCTTCCAATACTTCTACATTTTTTAATATAGTTAGCGTATTACTAAAATCATTAAAAAAGTTTTCTAATACCTTTTTAGTAATAGTAAAACCATCACTTTCACTTAAAGCTTCAATTGTAATTGGAAGATCTATTCTATCTGTAATACTTGGTTGTTTATTACCCCAGCCAAATCTAACATAAACTCTTATATCAGTTTTATTTGGTATTGTATGTGGTTTTTGCGTAGCTTCTTCAATTACTTTTAAATTATAACCAGTTTTCAAATAACCTTTAAGCTCTTTTTCAAGCCATTCAATGTATCTTTCATTAAAGTTCACGCAAATACACCCCCTTATACTTTTCAGCTAAAGCTAATAAACATTGTTCTAATGCACCATCAAACCACCTCTCATTTGGATTTTTTCCACCAAATTTAAAACTTTTTAACCTTGATTTGTCAGTTTCAGTTCTTTTCCTACCACTTGGGAAATACTCTAAATTGATTGGTGGTTGCCACTCTATATTAGTATGCACTGCATAATCTACTATCTCATTACCTACCAAGATTTCTATTGTATTATTATCTAATACATTAAAACCTATACTGCTTGCTAAAGCTCCAGTATCTTTTGGCACTGCACCAAGTAATGCACCTACAATCATTTTAGCTTCATTCATAAGATTAATTTCTGCCACAGTTATTTTACCTCTTTACCTAAAGCTATTATTGTTTTAATTAAAGGTCTTGTTGTAATACCGATTTGCCTTTCTTCTGGCTTTACGACTATATTCTCAACATTATACAACTTGCCTAAATACTCTACTGTATCTAATCTCTTAATATCATTTTGTTTTAAATCTCTTGTTTCAATAACCACATTTCCAAGTGTAGTATTGTAATTATCTACAAAGAAATGACTTTCCTTGTAATCTTGTATAACTCTTGCATAAAAAACTATTGGCTTGCTATTTGTAAGTCTTGCAATTCTATCTTCATTATTTGTGATAGTTTCAAAAACTTTACACCTAATTCTATATCTTGAGCTTGTATTTCTTGCATCTCTACCCATAATTACACCTTAAAAACAATCTTTATCTTGACAATGTGGATTATAGCCATAGCTTAAGTTTCTTATTCTTAAGCCAATTCTTCTTAAGTTTTCTTTTATGTAGTTCGGAAAACGCATATTTTCAAGCTCACTTTGAGAAACATTAGATCCATTTTCTAAACTATAACCACTCTCACGATATAGATCACCGTTTGTTAAATAATACATACCATAGTCACAAATAGCCCTTTTAATTGCTTGTTTTTGCCTTTCGCTAAAGTTTTCACTGTCATATTTATCAAACCTAACAAAAATCTCATCATAAACTCTATCAGTCCATAGATTAATTGTTGTAACTACTTTGTCGGTATCTCTATCGTTTGATGGAAGTTCAATACTTAAATCTCTACCAGAATAAGTTAAAAACTCTTCCCTTGTAATTGTGATTAATTCGTTTGCCATAGTTTTTTTATGTCCTTTCTTTCAAATTCGTAAAAAGATAAAGGGTAAGCTTTAACACCTACCCTTTATGTAGTGTTAATAATTTTTATATGTGTTTATGAAAAATTATTGAAAAAATGTTAATTAAATTAAAGCTTTAATTATTCTTTTGCATGTAGCCATACACCTTCAATTTTCTTTGCTGGGACAAAGATATCGTGATAAATTCTATAATTAAACTTCCAAGCATCTTTATCTTGTACCACTTCAGGACTAAATACTCTTACTGGATTATGCTTTTTAACTGGAATAGATGCCGCATCATAAACAGCTAAAATGTTAATGTCTTTAGCATCTGCAGTTGGTGTAAAATAGTTATGGCCAAAAGTATAAGCTGTCTTAAATCTTTTTGGTGGCACTACGATAATGATATTATCATTAAAAGTATTAACCTTTAATTTAATATCTCCATTTTCAACTGTAGTTGTTCCAACTAAAGCTTTTAATTCAGTAGTTGTTTTAATTAATCTTGCAACTTCAGTTGAGATAAAATAAACAATTCTATCAATTGGCACTTCGTTATCTTCAAAGTATTTTTCCGCATCAGCAAACTTTGCGATTACTTTGTTAGCTTCAATTGTTCCTGGTGTTGCAATACCAGTTCCAGTAGCTTTAGCTGCCAATGTTGATAGTCTATAAGCGTCAACTTCTGGGATTACTTGCGTTCTTTCAAATACTTTCATTGCATGAATTACTGCAATTCCTCCAGACTCTTCATTATCCATTGCATCTAATGTGAATTGTTTTCCTCTATCTTGAGTTAGAGTAAATGCTTCCCATGTTAAATTAATGTCTCCAGCTGCATAACCAGTCGTTCTTGAATAGTTACTTAAAGCTGACATTGCGATATTTGGCACTTTAACTGTCTTTGCATTTACAAAGTCTAATTGAATGCCACCTGGTCTCAATAACTCCAAAATACCAGTTACTGATTCTTTTACAAACATTTCATCAAGTTCATTGTGTAAATGTTTTGAAATGTGTTCGATAATGTTTGCCATAAGTTAATAATTTCCTCCTTTTTCTTATGCCTCGTTAAATAATTTTTTAAATGTTGCTCTCTCATCAAGTGCTGGTGGAGTATTATCTCCGCTTGCTCCCATCCTTGCTTGACCTTGCAAAATCTCTTCTGTAGATTTTTGCCAAGCTGGTTGATGAGCTGCTACTTCTTTTAAGTTAGCTTCGTTTACTTCCAACCCTTTACCTTTTGTTAAAGCAATCAAATCATCTACATATAGAGGATTTACTAATGTTGCTGCCACCTCTCGAGCTTTTAATGCTTGATTTTCAACTTGTAAAGCTGCAATTTGGTCTTGTAAAGACTTTTCAGCTTTACGTGCTCCCTCAGCATATTTATTCTTTAATAGTTCTTCATACTCAGTTTTTGGTAGAGTAATCATTTCTATTTCTGGCTCTTCAGTTTTAGCTGGTTCTTGTTCGCCCTCTTTTGCTTCCTTTTCCTCAGGAGTTTCATCAGTTTTAGCTGGTTCACCCCCATCTTCTTTAGCTTTCTTTTCGGCTTCTTCTTCAGCTTTTAATGCTGCAAGTTCTTCCTCACTTAAAGCTGCCTTTTCTTCTTCAGTTAACTCTGAATACTTTTTCTTTTTTGTTGCCATTTAATACTCCTTTTACAACTAACCTTGTTATTTGGCTTTAAGGTTCAAGTTGTCTTTGCTTTTTTACAAGAAACATAACTTGTATTTTTAATTGCTTTTTTATACGAGAAACATAACTCGAATATAATCAGTCTTTTTATGGACTTATTACCTTTATTGTTTTTCAATACCTAATTGTTCTTTCTTATAATCTCTAACTAATACACCCCTATTAGCATTGATTAAAGCTCTTTGTTTTGCTTGATAATAAGCTATATTGTTTTTAACTTTCATAATCTCACTATCAGCTGTATCGTTTTTCGTTTTAGCTTTGAAAGTTTCTAAATGATTTAATTTTTCCTTATTTTCTCTTATTTTGCGTTCATTTCTTCGTTGCTCTTGTAAAGCTGCATATCTTTTTTTTGTTAGTTCTTTATCTTCACTAGTCATTGGTTTTTCAGTTTTAAGCTCTTTATGTAGTTCCTTTAACGATTTCTTTAATGCTTGTTCTATCGTTATTGGTGTGAAATAATGCCTACAATTCGGTCTTGTTGTAAAATAAACTGGCTTTCCTATAACCCATTCCATAGTCTTTATATCTTTTTTAGTTATAAAGTCTTGTATTTCGGCTATCTTTTCTGGTTTTATAAATCTTTGCCAGTTCTCTTTAACATAAATCTTCCCTTGATAATCTACATGGTCATCAGCACAATCAGCATGAGAAGATGCTAAAAAGAATATAATGCCTAAATTATCGGTTGAGTCTTTAAGTTTTTGTGTAGCTATATTTTGTAGTGTTGTCCTTAAGTTCATTTCAAGATAAGATCTAATTCCCATCTTTCTCCCATTAGCATACTTTACAAAGAAACCTAAATTATTTTTTTTAGCTATTAGATCCAATATATTTTCTTCTGTTGTCTTAATCGGTATTTTTGCTCCACCAATAATAGCCATATTTTCATCAGTTCCAACGATATATTGCTTCAAGATTTTAGCGGCACAATTTTCAGCATTTATTTTATTTATAAAAAAGCTATGTCTATCAGTTGCAAACTTAACTACTGACTTAACCATATTGTCATTAAACTCATTCATTTCTTCATAATAAATTGCATAAGGTTCAGCATTAGTATCAGCTGTATCATTAAGCATTCCCCCCATAACTGCAATACTTTCATCTACTGCATTTTGTGAGTTAGTCATTATTTTTTCTTTATGTTCTTTCACAACCTTATCAATAGTTTTTTTATAATTCTTTAAGTCTTTAAGCTGTTTTTCATACCACTCATCAGTTTTAGTATAATTTGTTAAAGCTTTAATCTCATGTTCATTTAACTCGTTAAATAATAATTCCCAATCTTTAATCAGTCTATCGGTTAAATAAACCCATTTCCTTGCACCTACCATAACTTATCACTACTAACCTTCAATGTTGAATAAATCGTATGGTTCTTCATCTGGTGCATTATATGCCGATTGTCTTTCTTTTAATCTTGCAATTTCTTCTTCTTTTTCTTCTTCGGTTAATGAGTCTCCCCAAAGCTCGTTAACATATTGCTTTTCACTAATTGCTCCACTTGCATAAGCTTGGCCTAATATTGCAAGTTTAGACTCAAAGCTTGGATTAGCATATTCTGGATAATTGACAAAGATTTCATAATCTTCTTTAGCTTGTTTAATGTTGTTATTGTTGAAAAAATAAACTTTTAATAAAAGATTACATAATTTTTCAATTGTTTCAGTTTGAAAATCAATTAAATCATCACGAGTTATCATCGTTACCTTTTCTTTTTCTCTTTGAGCTGTTGCATTATTATCTCTTGCTAAATCAATTCCTAATGTTGCAGGGCTTAAAATACCAGCTAAGATATTATGTAAAATCTCTAATGCTTGACTTGAATACTGCTCGAAGTTCAATACTGGTTGTTTTGTCTCAATCATTGCTTGATTTACACCAGTTGCAGAGTTTAGATCATTTTTATAAACCATTACTTTTCTTTCAAAAGTATTAAACTTTTTCCTGTTCCCCTCATCATCATATTCCATTAATTCTTCTGGTAAATAATCTACTGGTGCTGATCTACGAGTTGTTGTTGAGCTCATTGATAAGTTTTGATCTAAATCATCAAGTAAATCATATTTACTGCTAAACATTCCCTTACCTCTACCAGTTGTCTTATCAAGCTTGTAGATTGTTGGCACAGCTATAAATTGATTAAAACACTCATAACTTGTTTTTTCTAAATCTTTTGTTTTTTCAGTAGTTTTTAAATCTACATGTTGTTGAACTTGCCCTTTCTCGTTTGCAAGTTCATAAAGATTATATTCTATTGTTGCAACTCTTTTTTTAGTTTTAGTTTTTTCATCTTCTTCTAAAGTTGTTGTTCTTATATCTTCAAGCATATAAGTTTTATTATCTTCAACAAAATATGTTTTTCTTTTGATAGCAACAACTCTATTTTCTTTATATTCAAACTCGATATTTCTGCCATCACTAAAAACTATCATTGGAAAGTCACTTATTGATTTATCATAATTGATGAAAAAAGCACCATCACCAACCGCTAACATGTAAGGTAATTGGTCTTGATCCATTAGAGTTTGAAAATTATTATCTTTCAAGATTTCATTAAGTAAATCAGTTAAAACTAAATCTTCTACAATCTCATAGTTTTTAGTTTGTTCGTTCAATACTTTTTTATTTACTTTGATTTCTGGTTTCCCAATAATGCTAATTAAAGTGTCAATAATCGCATGAGGTAAGCCAGAATGAGTAGTTTTTGTTTGTGGTTCAGCTGCAACTACTTTCCAAAAATAGCTTTGATTTGCTGTAAAAAAATCAGCACTTGGATTAGGCAAATTAGTAAGATTTTGAGTATAAAACCTTTTTAAGTTTTCACTTTTGCCCTCATACCAAATTGCACCCTCTTCTTGTCTATATCGTTGGTCTATATTAAACCCATAATTATTATTATGTTTATTGTGTAAAATCTTGCTTTCAAAACTCATAATCTTTTCCTTTCTTCATCTCGCATAATGTTATCGTTTAGCTCAGTAATAAATGGTGTTATCGTATAACACAAGCTATCATAATCATCCATTGCATCTTGATTTTCATCTAATGGCAAATTGTCTTTAGGATTATAAACAAGCGTTTTAAGCTGTCTTATTAGTTCTCTACCCTCACTGTTATTGATAAATCTTATTCTTCTTAAATTGAATAATAACAATAATGTCATCAGTCTTGAGTGTCTATCAGCATCAGTTGCTTTATCAGTTGTTTTAGTTGAGTTTTTGCCATATTTAATAGCTAATCGCACCTTTAAGTTTATGCCTCTATTAACTAATTCTTTTCTAATTGTTGGCAGTAAAACATTAACTGCACCGTAGCCATCTATGTAAACTGCATCTATTTTAATTGGTGTTAGCACTTGCTTATACCATTTCTCTATAAAATCGCATATTTCAACAACTAAAGCTACTGCTTCTTCACTGATTAATTTTTTTCTTCCTAAAACATCTAGCTGTTGAAACTGCCTATGAAAACCAGTAAATGTTATTCGTGTTCCCTTTTTTTCTTGGTTTCCCCCTAAGTCCACTCCAAATACATATTTAGTATAAGCATCAGTCTTGAATAGATATTCAATATCATCCATTATGACTTTTTGAGCTCGATAAATATATTCGCTTGACTTACTTAAATAACTATCATCAAGCATTTTAAAGATTACTCCCTCACTTACACCACGCAAGCCAAGTATTTTACTTACATAATAAAAGCTATCTTTAGGGTAAAGTGATTTAAACAAATCTACTTTATTTTGAGTCATTATTGGGTTATCATTAAAATTAAAATGCCAATAGATAGCTCCTTTAATTTTTTCATCAGCATTTGCTAAATCTTCTAAAATTGGCTTTGGTATATCATGTTCCCATTTCTTAAGCGGAATTGATTTGTTTATGTAATTCGTATAGATCTCTTTATCCGGATTATCTGGATTAAGTGTTGCACCTAACCAAAAGCCATCTACTGCAATTAAAGATCTAAATACTTCATTAACGAAATTAACATCAGCTATATTAATCTCATCAATGATACCACCGCCAAGTGTAGATCCTAATACTGTTTGCCATCTTGCTTTGTCCTTAAAGCCAAAGATATAAATTATCTTTTCTCGGCCAAGAGTATCAGTAAAGACTAAATGACTACCATATCTTGTATTAGTTCCCTCTCTCGCACAACCTCTAAATAATGCCAAAAAACCATTTTTCTCATCTACTACATTTCGCCTTGCTACACCATTAGTTGCTCCAGCTATAAAAAACTGCATATGACTTGAGCTATTCACATGCAGCCCAAACTTAAACGTAAGTGTTGTTGTTTTACTAGATCTTGCAGTTCCCTCGCAAATATCAAAGCTTGATTTAGTTCTTAATAAATCTAAACTCTTTTCACTAAAATTAAATGGTGTAATAACAGCTTGAGTTTCATTAGTTACTGCTTGTTGTTGTTCCATCTGCATTTTCCTCTTTAGTCCTATATTTAGATAAATCTACTAAATCATCTTTTGTTGGTGTTATTTCTATTCGGTTTAAGTTCTCAGTAATAGAGATTAAAGCTGCACTTACTGGCTCGGCCAATTGCACTTTACGAGCTTGTGTATTAGTCCATCTTTCTGGCTTACGATTAGTTAAGTAAAAGATTTGAGCTGATACTTCTCCAGGAATATGAATAACTTTTTCAACATAGACTATTTCTTCATAGCTTCCTTGTTTAACTTTCATTGCTTCTTTAACAATTTCGTTATACCCAATAGCTCTTTTAAACAAAGCATTCTCAACCTCTAAGTCAGCTAACTCTTGTGTTTTTTTTATAGCATTACCAATTGGCTCGTATTTAGTTCTCCAAGCATATAAAGTTTTAGGAGCAATACCCATTTTCTTTGCTATTTGTTGTAAATCTAAACCATCTCTACTCCAAGACTCTAAAAGCAATAAGCCATCTTTAGTGAGCCAATACTCATATTTATTTTTACGATTATTAGTTCTATTAGGTTTCTTAACAGCTAATTCTTCTCTTTGTTCTTCAGTTAATTTAGGTGGTTTAAAAAATGTATTTTTAGTAGAAGTTTTAGCTTTAGAGGTATTATTCTTTTTATTTTTACTCAAACTAAAACCCCCTTTACTTAATTAAATTATTAGTTTATTTTTGTTTAAGTAAACTAAATATATAAAAAAATATACTTAAGTATATGTAACTTTTAAAATAAAAAAAGGAATAAACTTAATCTTAAAGCTTATTCCTCTTTCCTCTTTTTTTAATCAAACAAGAATTAAAAAAGATTAAAGAAATTAAAACACAAGTGTAAGTAAATAAAGTAAGTTACTGTTTAAAGTAGGTTCTAAACATATGAAGTAAAATCCTTATTTTTAATAAATACAAAAAAGACGAAAGAAAATTAAATAAGTTTTTACTTACTTACTTACATACTTACACACCTACATTTTATCACACTTTTAAAAAATAAAGTGTAGGTTTTTTGTAGGTATTTTGTAGGTTTTTGCGTTAATTTCTTAATTTTTTCTTTATTTCGCTATGTTTTTCTCTAATGTAAGGGTAAGAGTATCCAGTATCTTTAGCAATTTGTTTTAAAGATTTTTTTTCAATATAATGATTTTTAATGATTAAATACTCAAGATCATTACTTGTTTTGATAAAATCTTTTAGGTTTTTCTCAATAATATCTTTCATAACTTTTAGCTCTTCCAGAGCTTTCAGCAATAAATTTATTGTTGTTTTTAGGTTGATAACTTCATTGTAAAGTTCTTCAGCTGTAAAAAAATTATTTCCTTTTGCTTCTCCAAAGATTATATCCTTTGGCATTTGTGGAGCTGATGCATCAATGATAAAATCTAACTTTATTTGAAAGAGTTTTACCTCTTGCGTTAAAATTAAAATATTTTTATCGAGCTTTTCAAAGAAAGTGATTATTTCCATATACCCCTCCTAAAAAGGTATATCTTCATCAGTTATGCCGACACCACCACTATTTGCGTTAGGTTCTTGATTAAACTCATAAGGACTTACAGCTGGAGCATTATTGTTGTTTTCAGCTTTAGATAAATACTCAATTAAATTAACTAAAACTTTAGTGTAGTATTCGGTCTTGCCATTTACATTAGCTGTGTTAATTTGAATGCTACCCTCTACTGCAATTTGACTACCTTTACGCATGTATCTTGCTAAATTATCGGCTTGAGTTCCCCACACTAGACAATTAATAAAATCAGTTTCCACATCTCCTTGTTGGTTTTTATAGTTTCTTGAAACTGCAAGCTGGAAGTTTACAAAGCTATTGCCTTTGTCTGTTTTCCTTAATTCTGGATCTTTGGTTAATCTACCTATTAAAATTACTTTATTCATTTGAGTCCTCTTCTTTATTTTCCAAATCAGCATATTCCTCTTGCAATTCTAACAAATGCTCTAATACTTGCACTTCATTTTGTTTATTTGCAAGTAATACTTTCCCTAACAATTCTAAAAAAGCTATGTCTATTGAATACCATTCATAACTAATTTTAATTGTCAAGCAATCACTTAATTCTTTATCTTTTTTTAGGACAATGGCATTGTCCTTGATAAAATACTCTAAAAAATTATTTAACCTTTGTAATCTACCCAATATATGTTCTGTTTTCATTATACTAACCCCCATTCAGCGAATTTCTCAAATCCTCCTAAATCAAATATAAACTCACGTGCAATCGCTACGATTTCTTCATAAGGTTTATTATCAATGTACTCATCACCAATGGCACAGCAAAGTTCAACTGGAACTCCAGTCTCTTGTGCTTTTAAGAAACAATAGATGTTTAAACTAACATCTGCTTTAGATAGGTCTTTACCATGAAGACCACCACCAGTAACAGAATCAGCCATATCAGAGCCAAGTTTTCTATTCGTAGCACCTGAGTCAACATCAGTTCCACCTGTCCAATCTCCTAATGGATTGATTTCTGCATCTGGGTATTCTTTTCTTAAATCATTAGTTGATGCATTACTCTGGCATATGATAAGTCTTGTTCCATTGATGATATATTTGCCATCAAATGTGTATTTATTAAAAATGTCTCTTGCAATCTTAGATAGTTTCTTTTGTTCAGTAGTTAGTGGTACACCTTTAAAAATTCCGTTGTCACCACATCTAATTTTATCTTTTTGGTTATTTGCTAGGTGTATATCCTGTGGCACTTCAACATAGTCGACCTCAACATTTCCTGCAATTCTCTCAATGATTGAATTAACTTCAGTCACGTTAAGTTGCGTAGATGTTTCAGCAATCACATGACATTTGCCGTGTCCGATTAGGACTTCCACTGCAATTCTTGGATTTTTTTGATTTTTATATGCTAAATCTACAATAGCCCCAGCTATTCTATCTGCGATTTTATCTGGATGTTTTGGATTTACTTTTTCAAACATTTTCTATAATCTCCTTTAAATTTTTAAATATCTCTGTTAGGCAATTATAAACATTAAGCTAAAGAGTAAAATTAGGAATGTTAAAATGCGTTTACATACTTTCATTGCAATTTGCTCCTTTGATTATTCTTTCTATGTCTTGTTTTGCTCTTTCAATAAAATGTTTGTGATCTAAAACTTTATATAAGTTTTCAAGTCCTAAAGCATCTAAATCATATTTTATTTTATCACCAAAAGATACTGTGATTTTATCTTTTGTGCTTTTAAATAACTCATTATAATAAATTACTGCTGCAGCTTCTTCGCACTTGATAATACAAGTGTTATCAAATAGTTCATATTTTCCAATTACAATAGTTATGATTTTTCCCCCAGATTCATATTCAGTTGTTGTCATGCAATATCTATAGTTTTTTGATTTTATATAAGCTTTAATCTCCTCTATTTTTTCTAAAGATGTTTTTTCTTTAATACTTGCCATACTCTATTCCCTAAATGCAACTACATAATTTTCATTTAAGCCAGTTTCAAAATCAATTTTAGTTTGATAATGTTTCTTGGCTTTTTCTCTTTGCTTATTAAGTAATTTCATTGCCCTTTTTTGTTTAATGCTTTGTCTTTCAAAATAGTGTTCGTATTCTTCTTTCGTAGCTATTTTGATGCCTTTTGTGGTAGATAAAATAACACCAAAAATGTTATCAGATGCTTTTAAAGCTCTTATGTCTTTAGTTAGCTGTCTTCTTTGATTAGTGTTATTAAACTCATAATTTTCTAAACTGCCATAAAGATCAGTTTCTAAAATAATTTCTCTTAAGTTTTTAAACTTATCTTGCTTTAGCAAATACCTATACAAAGCTACTTGCCTTTCAGTTAATAATTTGTTTTTTTTCACTTTTATTCTCCTTTTACTTTTATTTTGTAACCTAATAACTTTTCAATCTGTTTAATAGTTAACTCTTTTACTCTTTTGTCAAAGATTTCACCATCACTATCTTCGTAGTAAGTAGCGCCGTAATCATCATATTCCCATTTAGCCCAATCACCATCACTATTTTCGTAGTAAATTTGCCTGCCTTTTTCATCATAAATCGCAAAGCTTGCATCGAAATATACAACCTTATATGTTCCGTTTAATTCAATGTTTTTAAATTTCATCATTATTCTCCTTTTTAATTTCTTTTAATTTTTGTTTTTAATAGTTTTACAACCTAACCCCTAATAAATGCTTTGCTTATACTCTTAAATTGATTACAAGCCAATTTTAAGGGGTTTTTTAATGTGTTTCAATTAAATGTTAAATTGAGATATTTACTGGTTTAACTCCAAACACATTTGCATCTATCAACTCTAACACTTCTTCCATTATCTTTTTATCTGCGATTACGATAGTTGTTTTGGTTTTCTTTTCGTAAATGCTTATGTAATAAAAACCTTTATTAAAAACATCATCACTTACTACAACCTCATATTCTTCATTGCCAAAACGAATTTTGTTAAAGGTTTTGTTAAAGGTTTTGTATTCTAAATAGCCAACATAAATAAAGGCGACACTATCATTATGCTGGATATACTCAAGCAATTTCTTATAATCTTGTTTCTTTGTTTCCATTTTCCCTCCTAATTTCTTTAATCAAATAAGCTTATATAACCTATTTCTTTTTTCTCTAACTCATCAACTGTTAAACCAGTTAGCATTTGCTCTTTTGCTTTCCGATAAAACTCTTTATTCTTTTCAAAACCATAAGAATTACGATTTAATTCGTATGCAGCTCTTAATGTGGTTCCACTTCCAGGCAAACATCCAATTCTTTGGTGGCTTTTTTAATTATTGAATAACATATCTTCAAATGTTGGCTCATAATCTTTATGCTTATTGTAAAATAGTTTTTCAGTTGAATATGAACTTGTCCCACAACCACTGAATGATACTCCTAACTTTTCTTCCTTTAATACTTGATAATCTTTCTCATCTATTATACCACTAACACTATACTCACTTACATAACAAGGGACATCTACTTGCTTAAACCAATTCCAAAACTTTTCATAGTTGAAACCTTGTTCGCTATATATATGTGTTGTTTCAGTATTATATGGTATATCACAATATATGACTGCGTTATCTAATATCTCCTTCGGCAATTTACTTATTAACTCTTCATAAGAATAATTATATATATATAGCCTATTATCATTATTCTCTAATTCAAGGTCATCATAAGTTGCAATAAACCCTTTTTCTAATATCTTAAAAAATGCTCCTAATCTTGAACCAAAGGTGTTTTGAAGTCCACTACCACTAAACTCTTCTAAAACAATATCTACTACCTTCTTAACGACAGGGAATACTCCCCTTTGCTTTATAAAGGGTTGTTTTTTATAATCAATCTCTTTATAGTGTTTAGGTATATTTATTGCTATATACTCTTTATATTGCTCTTTCTTATTATTATTTATAAACTCTTCAAGTGGTTTTACATCATTTGTTTCTAATAAAGTATATATTTTTTGTATTAACTCTTCTCTAACACCATTATACGAATAGCTCCTTTTACCTATACTTGCCCCAAAACCCCATACTAAACTTATTAACGCTTTATACCAACTTGGGTAATCACTTTCTTCATCTACTATCTCTTTGAACTTATCTTTACCTATAAACTTAAAGGCTACTTCCTTTATCTCTTCTATACCATTTTCTTCTACAAAGCATTTTTTGTATAAGTCCATTAAGCCTTTGTTTATATCATTTGCTATAACTTTAACTGATTTTCGTGTTGTTAGTATGTAATCGCTAACTGCAAAGCCACCTGTGAATAAATCTATAAAATACTTCCTATTAGGGTGTCGTTCAACTATATAGTCTATATAATGTAGTAATCTACTTTTACTTCCTGTATATACTAATCCAAAGTCTTTTCCTGTTGTTATAACCGTCTTCATCTATAAAATCTCCTTTTAATTCGTAGGTCTTATTAAACCCCATTTAGCAAACTCTTCAAAGCCACATCCTTCCAAGCAAACATCCAATTCTTTGGGGGCTTTAATATAAAACCTTGTTGCTCTGCAACGGCATATTTGTCTTCCCTTACTGTTCTATACTTACGAAAATCGCTAAATCTCCACCCTCATACCACATGGGATTACTTGCATAAGCATTATTACCAGTGTTGTAAGGAATATCAGCTATCACTAATTGAGCTTTAGGAATGTTATATCTTTTATAGTTTTGAAAATTATCATGATAGAGTTCGCATTTGATTTTTTGTCTTTCCATTTTGGTATCTATTACCATTTTTTGTTCCTCCATTTTTTTATTTTTCTAATTTTAAGTTATTATTGCCTACCTTTTTCAAGAATGTTTTTTAATCTTTTTTGCTTTATTTTTCAGCAGTTTTTTAATGCCTAAAGACCTAAGATTTAAGTTTAACAATCTCTATGCCCGTTAAACCCCTTAAATTTCACCTTTAAGGCGTTTTTGAAAACCAACCAATAAAAGTATTGATTAACAATAAAAAACGATTGTGAGCCAATTTTGAAAGGGTTTTTAAAACTTTCTTTCATTTTTTGTTCCTTCATTTTTTTCTTTCTCTAAAATTAGAGAAAGCTTGTTGTAAATGCTTTGGTAATACTCTTCATCAGTTTTGTAAATCTTTGGTTCTTCACTTAGCCAATCAAGATTACCCATTAAAGCTGTCTTGAGGTAAGCAACTTTATTTTCAATTGAAACATTGTTCCTTTTCACAAATCTTGTTATGTAACTTGTTGCTGCTTTGATAAGTTCTAACTCGTAGTCTCTTTCAAGATTAAAGAAAAGGTCATTAAATTGTTCCAATTGCCGAGTGGTAGTATTAGCATCAATGTACTCATTTTTTGCTAACAATTCTAACAAAGGGTGATAGTTTTCCACATTTTGCAAAAACCCTTTATCTTTTATCTTTATATCATTTACTTTACTTTCCTTTACTTTACTTTGTTGTAAAAATACATCTTTAGTTTGTTTATTTACAAGTTCACTTTGTATTTTTACATCTTTAGTTTGTATTTTTGAGTTTTCCACAGTTTTTTTTGAGTTTTCCACAGCTCTATATTCTTCACAATTTATAAGTAAATATGAGTTTTCCACATTGATTTTTTTACGCCTTGAAGTGATAAAAAAGAACCTTTCTTGTATTCCTTTGCTCGTTAGAATTGAGTATTTTTCGTACATTTTCTTATCAAAGATTTTAAACTTTATACAGGTTGAAATTATCTCATCTAACCTATCAGCATCTATTCCAAGCATTCTCGCAAAGAGTAATTTCTCAACCTCATTCCACTCGCAATAATAACCTTTGTCGCCATAGATTTTTATGTAAAGTTTTATCAAAACAGCAAAGCCCCCAAGTCCAAACTTGCCCTCTAAAAGCAAGATCTTACTATCTTGGTTAATGTTTATTTCTAAAGGAAAATAATCTAAATCATTTTTTCTTAATCTTTCTTTAGTTGCCATAATTATTCCCCCTTATTTTTAAGTGATTAGTTCCTACTATTTCTTGCATATAATAACCTCTTTTCCAGTTAGCTTTTGCACTGTTTCTTTAAAATACTTCTCATCACTTGCACTGTCTGATAGATGCATTAAGTATATTTTCTTTGTTTTCGTTAGATCTAAAGTTTTTAAGAAAGCTACTACCCCCTCTAAAGAAAGGTGTGTATTGTATCTTCTTCTTTCTAAAGCTGTTAAATTATTGTCAGCTATATTAAGAGAATAATTAGCTTCAATCATTATGTAATCAAGATTTTCAAACTTATTTTTAATAACTTTAGTATCAGTTGCAAAGAATAATGTTTCTTTTAAATGACTTGACAAGATTAAAAAACCTACTGGATCTATTGCATCATGGACTGTCTCAAAGGTCTTAATGTAAAATGTTCCTATTTTAATAAGTCCATTTATAGCTTGTTTTCTAAACTCAAAATTACCAAAACTACCTAATGCCTCTAATGTTCCTTTTGAAGAATAAATGTTGCAGTATTTAGCAATTTCTTTTGCATATTTAGAGTGATCTAAATGCTCGTGTGAAATCAAGCACCCACTTAAAGAAGAGAGGTTAACATATTTTCTAATTCTATTTAAGTTAACCCCAGCTTCAATTAATAGGTTAGTAATTCCATCACTTACAAAATAACAATTACCACTACTTGATGATGCAATTACTTTAATTTCCATAACTAACCCCTTTTAAAAAGGTCTTTTTTTATAATTTGGATTAGCAACTGGTATATCTTCTTCAGCTTCAGCTTCTTCATCAAAACTAATTAGTTCATCACTTGCAGTCTCAGTTTCAACTACATCAATAACCTCGCCAGTTTCCCAGTTCATTTCATCTTTAGTAGTTTCCCAATCTTTCTTAAGTTCAATT